CAAAGAGAAAAAGGACTTAAAAGATTGACTCAGCGTCAACAGGATTTTTTAGATAACTTTGTTCATCGGGATATGACACAAACTGCGTCAGCCCGACAAGCAGGATATAGTAACCCTTCAGTAGATGCAGTCAGATTACTTCGTAACGAGGTCGTACAGGAGCGATTACAGGAGATGTACGAGGAGAATAGGTCTAGGTTTGGTGTAACGCTAGATAAGTCACTTCGTGACCTTTTAAAGATACGTAATGAGGCTATAGATCGTGAAAGATACGGTGAAGCTATTCGGGCTGAAGAATTACGCTTAAAAGCCTCAGGATTGCTTATAAATAAAGCCCATGTGCTACATGAGAAAGTAGATAGCATGACAAAGGAAGATATATTGGCTGAACTGGACAATTTGCAACGAAAAGCACAGGAAAGAATGAAAAAAGCCAACGCTACCCACACATACCCAAAAAAGATAGGTAAAAATAGCTAAATGTGGGCTAATCGGGGTCTGCACTTGCTGTGTCGGGTGACGGAGTTGCCGAACAATTCCCAGTAGGATCGGGATCGGGAGGCTGGATCGGGCTTCTGGTCGCTGCCAATGCGTATAATTGTTCGGATTCAGGTGCAGGTGATCGGGATCGGATCGGGCTCCAGCCGTGCCTCCAGAGGTGAATGCTCACAATTGTTCGGGTTCAGGGTCCTGCTGCCTGGCTGGAAGCAGGTGATGCAGCCTGAAGCTGGTCGGGATCGGGTCTGCTGCCTGGCGTACCTGCTGGTGAGTCCGAACAATTGTCTGCTTTCAGGACCAGGCAGGTGACGCTGCCTCCAGGGATCAAGGGTGAATCGGATCGGAACTCGCTGCGTCCAGGCGTGAATACGCACAATTGTTCGAGCTGGAGGCACAGCAGGTCAGGCAGCCGTGCTGTACCTGGAAGGATCGCTGCCTCCAGAAGGAATCCGAACAATTGTTCGAACTCACACGGCAGCCACGGCACCAGGGAGGCATCGTAAAAAAAATAAAAAAAGTTTATTTACTGGTTGACATATTGTAATCATTACTATATATTATATATATTCATTCAGCCAAAGGAGAAGAAAAATGGATAAAGAAAAAGTAAAAGCAGTTGCTCAACATATGGAGCTTAACGATCACGACGCAAAAGGTATTACATTTACAGAGGATAATTATTATACTTTCGCAAATGAAGAATACTTGGTTTTGACGGATGATGAAGCAGATGAGAAAGTAAAAGAATACATTAAGGGAACAGTCTGGGCATTTAATCCAACTTTTTTAGCTGACCATTCTTGCATTGATCAAGTAGTTATTGAGAAGTTGCAAGAGTCTTGCGAGTCAGCAAATGAAGCCTTACTTAAACTTATTAAAAACTTTGATAACTTTGTAGAAGATGCAGTTAGATGTGACGGAAGAGGTCACTTCCTAGCTGTATATGACCACAACGAAAACGAGCAGGGGGACTTCTACCTTTATCGTACAAACTAATCGGGCAAATTGTTCGGGATCAATCGGGAGTCGGGGTGACCTGCTCCCGATTTTTTTTGTTCTGGTTCAGGATCTGGTTCCAGCAGGTAACGCATGCAGCGTGAACTCCGAACAATTGTTCGCTTTCATACGCATGCTGCTGCAAATTTTTGCTGGACAAAAAAAATAAATTATTTTGTTGACAGGTGTAGTAATGATTGCTATATTAGAATCATAACAAACACAGGAAAGGAAATGTTATGAACGATGATGTAGTCTTTTACAAAGTAAAGAAGAAAGCCAACAATCACTGGGAGGCTTTCGCCAATGGTAAAAAAATGGTACACGATATGCCTTTCTTCAAAACCAAGAAAGAAGCAATATCTTTTCTACAGAGGTATTATATCAGGTACGAAATAGAAAATACTCTCCTTCTAATGCCTCCACTCAGATAATCGGGATCGGGCTTTATCGGGGTCAGCTTCGGCTGGCTCCTTTTTTTTTGCCTCCACTCAGGTAAAGGTTTTACAGGTTTTGCTTCACCTGCCCAGGGGAAACTACACACAATTGTTCGTAGTCGCATGCGAAGCAGTGTGCCTGGTAGAAGCTGTGCCTGCTGAAATTGTTCGTAGTTGTCCCTGGAATAAAAAAAGAGCCGAGAAAATAATGGAAAGGAATCTCGGCTCTTCATTCAATATTTAAGAATATAATATATATAGCAATGATTACAAAAGATGTCAACACATAAAATAAAAAAAAATAAAAAAAAGTTGTTGACTTATATTATGTAATGATTACTATATAATATATAAACAGCCAAAGGAGATAAAAATGACTAAGTGGGAAGTAGCGTTGGTAGTGGCTCAGTCCATCACCTTCTTTGCAATTATAAGTGCAGTAGTAATAATCATACCATTTTAAGGAGGTAGCAGTGATAAAAATATATATGAGAACTGTTTACGAAGATAACGGAGTTACTAAAACTTTCGGAACAGATATGAATGTGCAAGATTGGAAAAAAGAACAGAAAAGCTGGGAGGAGGAAGGCTTTTGTTGTGATAATGATTCTATTGAAGAAATAGGACAGATCGGAGTAAAAGAGGACATTTACCCTTTGATAGAAACCATTAATATGCACACTAATTGGGGTGGGAAATAAAAGAATAGAAGGGAGGAGTTGAAGCTGGGTTAGAAGCCCAGCTTCTTTTTTGACCTGAAGCCGAACAATTGTTCGTACTCCTGTAGCTGGAATCACGCTGTAAAAAAAATAAAAAAAGGTATTGACTTATGTAGCAATCAATACTATATTTATATTAAATCAATTTCAGCCAAAGGAGAAAGATTATGAAAAAGATTTATTTTGCATATGGTGCTAACACCAACCAAGACCACATGTCGTGGAGATGTCCAAAAGCTAAAATGATTAGCCCAGGACACATCAGCAACTATAAACTTAAGTTTAATAATGTTGCAGACATTGTACCAAACAATAACTATTGGAAGGATGTTCCTTGTGTTATATGGGAGATAACAAAGGATTGTGAGAAGTCCCTTGATAAGTTTGAGAGCTTCCCATCATTGTACAGTAAGGTAAAGGTAACAGGTTACAAATATTGTCAGGGCGATGACATCGAGGGATTCGCTTACGTTATGAACTACAAGGGATTTCATATACCAAGTCCTGAGTACGTCAGAACTATCAGGAACGGATTGAAGGGTGCTTGGGACACTTTCTATCATGGCGACATCGATAGACACATTGACCAAGCAATCATCGAGAGTTTCCGTGAGTGCGAAAAGCCTAGTGCAATTCGACAAAAAGTCGGAGGCAGGCAGTGGGCTTAAGAGTCTCCTAGGCAAAGCCCAGATCTTCACCGATCTGGGTTTTTTTCTGGCTGCAGTGCGAACAATTGTTCGTGCTGGTGATCGGGCAGCAGGCTCATCGGGCAGGTCGGGGATCGGACTTCGCTGCCATCTGCCTCCTGAAGCACCTGCTGCCACAGGTTTTTATTACTTATTTACGAACAATTTTTGCTGCAAAAAATTAATTTTCTAAGTCATTGTTTTTAAAGGGTTTTTTTATGTTGCAATGCAATGATTACTATATATAATAAAATTATGATTTACAAAATGGAAAGGATAAAATCATGCAAGATCTATTTAAATACATAAATAACAATTCAAGATTTGCGTTTGGTTATGAGCCAGAATTTAACAATCGCACAAATCATGGCACAAATCATACTCGTGTTACTTGGCAAGAATTTAATAGAATTAATTCTAGACTATCAACACCTGTTAAAGGTTTAACTTTTAAACCTGATGGCAGTAGTGCAGATGTTGAAATGGATTTACCTGTACTAGCTGATTGTAATGTTGCATGGGATTATCTAAAAGATTGTTTTAAGATTGCAATTGATAACAATAGTTTTGTTAATACTGAATGTTCAAATCATGTTCATATTTCAACATTGCCAATATTGCCAAGTTTAACAAATGAGCAATTTACTAGAAAATCAATTGAAATGAAAAATCAATTTAGTGACGTTAATTTTGATCACTACTTAGAAAAACCTAGTAACTTATCTCAATTGTTCGAGGTCAATAAGCAAATACCTTTAGACGTAATTAAAGATATTGGCTGGAGAATATCTATATATATTGATTTTTTTGGTAGTACAATTGCAAGATCTAGACGTGACGGTTATTTCTGCAGATATCCAAAAACACCTCAAGAGATTTTAAGAGCAAGTCCAACTGTTGAAAGTTTAAGACAAGTATTTAATCATAGAGCAACAAGCTATAAATATTCAGCTTTAAATGTTAATCATTACAATGTTAAAAAGACTATTGAGTTTAGGTCCCATGGTGGAACATTAGAATATAGAAAATTAATTACGTGGTTTAAGTTTTTATCTAATATAGTTGATCATAGCTTACAACAGCGTTTTAAAGCTGATACAGTACAACAAGAGTTAACAAGCCCTAGTTATATAGGAAGATCAGCAAACACCACCAAATCGCAAGTTTGGGCGTTCTGTCGTGGTCAAGCAAGATCAACAAGGGAAATTATGGAACATTGCAATATTAATAATCCTCAAAGTGTTAGACGAACATTTAGTGAAATTAGACAAAATGAACATTATAAACCGTTTGTTGTTACTCATAACCAACAAGAGTTTGGTGTTGATTATGGTACAAGCTTAGATCATGGTGACAACGGTTATCAAATATTAGTAACTAAAACTGTTGATGTTCCTAGCGATAATTTAGTTTTTAATAGCGAACAATTAGGTAATAGTGAATTAACTGCAGGTCTAGATAATCAAACTCTTGCAGATTTAAATGAGCGAATAAGACAATTAAACTAATTGTCTTAATCGAAAATCCAAAAATAGCCTAGTAATTTACTAGGTTATTTTTTTTACCTAAGTCATTGATATTGTTATATAAATCGGGGGTGTATGCCATAGTCCACACCAAAATATATATATTTTTGCAAAAAAATCTGTACACCAAGTTTCCCTCAAACGACCCCCATGTTTTTAAAAAACGACATCAAAAAAATTTTTTATAAAAAAACATTGCACTTTTATGCAATCAATACTATATTTAGTGTGAAAAGAGGTGAGTATGACAACATATAGATTCAGATTATCTCAGATAAAGGAGCTTGATGTCAAAAATGACAATGAATTATTGCGAGAGATAGGGTCAGCACTCATGTGTCGTGGATTGGAGATGCCTTTGATGTTAAAAAGCATAGCCAATGCCTGTTGTGATTGGAACGGAGAAGCATATCGTTACGGAAACAAAGACGAATTGATTGCAGACATGAAGAAAAATAAAGTTTTAATAAATTTAAACGAAAGGAAAGCCAATGAAGCGAACTGATTATGGGTATGCAGACCTGACAAAGAAAGAAGTTTACGATTTACGTAAAGCTTTGAACCTGAGTCAGGCAAAATTATCTAAAAAATTAGGATTAAGTCTAAGAACGTGGTGTCATTATGAGTATGGCACACAAAGAATGCCAGTATCTGTGCATATGGCACTACAATTTTTACAAAATGGTGGCGAAGAAGTAGAAAAAGCATACGAAAGCGTAAAAAAACACAAAGATCCATTGACGAAATACGACATGGACAGGATCTCAAGGCTTCGAGAGTCCATAAAAGACGTTTTGACATCCATTACAACAAGATTAGAGCCTGTGCCAGCTAAGATTATAGCTCAAAGC